GTCGGGCCCACCCCATCCTCCGATAGGCTGCACACAGAATACCGAGGACCTGACTATGGCGAAACGAAAGCCGCCGAAACCAAAGCCCAAGACCAAACCAAAGCCCAAGACGAAACCGGAACCGACGCCGGCGCCCGAGCAGCCCGCTCCGGCGCCCGAGCAGCCCGCGCCGCTTTCGCCTACCGTTCGCTTCCGACTTACGGTAAACCGCGTTAGCGTTCATTGGTCCCAGAGCGCCGGGACTGTGATCGCCGTTTCACGAGCAGACGGCATCCGTATGCAGGCCGCACGCCAGGGAGAAATCGTAGAGGAGTAGGACTGATGGCTGAAGTGATCCAAGTCACCGCCCCCGAATCCGAGCCGGTCACTCTGGCAGAGGCCAAGGCGCAGGCGCTCTACGAGAGCGACGATCAGGACGATACGCTGAACCTGATGATCGCCGCCGCCCGACGCAAGGCAGAGGAGTACCTGAGCGCCCAACTCATCCATGCAATATGGGAATTGTATCTCGATAAGTTCCCGGAGACGATCTATCTGCCACGGCCCCCGGCCGTCTCCATTTCGCAGATTACCTACATTGACAGCAACGGAGACGAGCAGACGCTAGATGCGTCCGCGTATAGGTTCACCAAAGGCAGCCCGGCCCGGATCGTCCCCGTCTACGCTACCACCTGGCCCACAGCCCGCAACACGACCCACGCCGTAACCGTTCGCTATGTATGCGGCTATGGCTTGACGGGGAGCGCGACCCCCCCGACTGTGAAGCAGGGGATCCTGGCCCTCATCGCGCACTATTTCGAGCACCGCGACATCGACGCCCCCGTCCCCAGGCAAATATACGACGCCTGGGAGACCGAAAAGGACCACAACGACGCCCTCCGAATGAATGAGGCACAGGGAGCCTAAGATATGCCCAACGTTGGGAAACGCAGGCACAAGGTAACACTCCGAGCGCCCGTCCACGGGAGCAATGACGACCTGGGGAGAGAGACCACGTACCCCAGCGAGACCGCCTGGAGATGGGCCGCCATCAAGCCCACATCCGCCAAGGAGATGATCGAAGGCGAAGCCCCGGCGACCGAGATCACGCACACTATCGAGATGCGCTACTACGAGGGACTCACGACCGACTACCGGATTACTCTGGGGTCCAGGACGTTCGAGCTTGTCGCCGTGATCGACGTTGACGAGCGCCACGTTACCCACATGTGCACCGCTAAGGAAGTGGAGGCGTAACCCCGATGGCCAGCGCCGTCCGACTCGTAGGAGAAAAGCGCTTACAGCGCAAGATCGAGCGCCTCAAGGGTTCCGCACAGCGCCGCATCATGCGGCCCGCCGTCTCCGCCGGCCTCACTGTCGTAAACCGCGCCGCCAAGCGAACCGCACCACGGGAGACCGGCCTACTCGCCAAGGCCATCGGAAAGAAAGTGAAGATCACCCGCTCCAGTGTATGGGGCGCAGTAGGCCCCCGCCTGGGATTCGAGGACGAAGACGGCCGCGACCCGGCCAAATATGGACATCTTGCCGAGAAGCTCCACGGTTTTCTCAAGGCCGCTCTCCATAGTAGCCGCAGGAATGCGTTGTCGGCCGTTACCCGCAAGGCCAAAGAACGCCTCAAACGGGAGGCCTCCCGATCATGAGCGTAGACCGGAACCTGGCAGTCCATATCACCGGGAAGGCCGCCGTATCTGCCCTGATCGGAGATCGATGTTACCCAATGGGAGAAGCCCCCCGCAACGCGACGAAGCCGTACATCACCCTCCGACGCCTAGCCAACGAACGCAACCCCCACATGACCGGCGCGTCGGGACTGGAGGCCCCGCTGTACCGCGCCACCGTATACGCCGCATCCGCGCCCGCGGCGCGCACGGTCCGCGACACTCTCGCCGGCGCTATTCATATGGACTCCGGCCAGATCGGCGAGGAAGGAAACGAGACCAACGTCCGGCGCATATTCGTCGACGACGACGCGGATGGGTACGAAGGCCCTACACACGGAAAGGAGGATGGGACCGCCGCCCCAACCCTTGACTTCACCGTCTGGATAAAAAAGGAGGTTTGACCATGCCCGATCTTGCCTTTACCGTTGCACTCTCCGATCACGAAGTGGAGAGCGTCGCAAAATACCAGGGAAAGACCAACGCCCGCCCTGTCAAATTCGTGGATCGACGTTACCGCGCCCGGACGATTACTTGCCTGGGCTTCACCGAGACCGCCATCGAGGACAAGACCCATTTGGGCACGATCCGGTTCACCAGAAACAAGCGCGAGAGGCTTGATGCTCTCGCCTTTCAGGCACTCGCCAAGCTGATCGAAACCAACCGCATCTGATCGCGCTTGGCCACGGGAGGCCCTCAACTCTCATAGCTACAGGAGACCCCACAAATGATCGAACTGTTCACCGCGGTTGTTTTGCTCGCACTGTACGCCGCCATCTCGTTCGCAAGCGAGCCCGTAGACATCGGGACCGGTACGACCGTCACCTTTGCCAGTTCCGCGTTCACCGCGGAGATCACGCGCGTTGGATTTGGAGGGATCACCAGGGAAGCCGTCGACGTGACTCACATGGAAAGTGAGGACGCCCGCGAGTACGACCCCGCCGACCTGGTAGACTCCGGCGAGCTTAACATCGAGGGCCATTTCAACCCGGATACCGATCCGCCCGTCGACGAGGCTGCGGAGACCGTTACCGTCACCTGGCCCAGCGGCGCGACCTGGGCCGGTACCGGGTTCATGACCAACTACGAGGCGGACGCCGTAGTCGAAGAAAAGATGACGTTTTCGGCAACCGTAAAGTGGACCGGAAAGATCACTGTCACCCCCGCCGCATAGCCGAATAGCCGAATAGCGACGGGACCAACCACGGAGGACCTATGCAAGACACAGAAACGCCCCCAATTGTCCCAGACGTTCTGATCTCAAAGGATCATCTCCTGGCCCCTGATGCCCTCGAACGGGAAACGGTCCACGTGCCCGAATGGGAAGCCTCCGTCATCGTGCAAGAGCTTTCCGGCACGCTTCGCGACGTGTTCGAGAGCAAATGTACGGAGGCCAGGCTGAAGACGCAGAACACCGGCAAGGTAGACCTGGACAGCCTCAAGGCCATCCTCGTCTGTCTGTCCATCATAGACCCGGCAGGCGACCCCGTATTGACGCCGGCCGACGCGCCCGCCCTCAATGCCAAGAGCGGAAGCGCCATCAACCGCGTTTTCCAAGTCGCGTCACGACTCAGCAATCTGAACGACCAAGCCATCGCGGAGATGGCAAAAAACTAACCAAGCGCCCAGAGCGCCGGTTCTGGTTTAAGCTCGCCGGCCACTTGGGAATGCCAGTAGCCGACGCCCAGAGGCGCGTATCTTCGAGCGAGTTTCAGGAATGGAGAGCACTCGACACCATCGATCCGATCGGCCCCGAGCGCACGGACGCTCACGCGCTACTCCAGGCCGCCACCGTCATCAATGTGAACCGAAAGCGACCGCGCGCCATCCGATTAAGGGACTTCATGCCCTGGATAAAGGGCCCCCTGCAAGACCCCGCAACCATGGAGACGGCCGCCCATCAATGGGCGCGCCTCCATAACCGACGGATAGACCGCAAGCAACGCCAGAGAAAGCGCAGACGCCCACGGAAGAGGCCCCCCAATGGCAACTAGAATCGGCAGCCTATACGTCACGCTCACCGCCCCTGTGTCCGGATTCATTACCGGCCTGAACCAAGCCCAGAAACGCCTAGACCGCTTCGGATCCCAAGTCCAAAGCATCGGGGCCAAGATGGTTGGCGTCTCCGCCGCCATGACGGCGCCCGCCATGCTCGCCGCAAAGCAATATGCGGAGTATGGCGACAATGTCGCCAAGATGGCGAAGCGCACCGGGATAGGCGCCCAAGCCCTTTCTGAGATGGCCCACGTTGCCGAGCTTTCAGGCTCCAACATGCAGGCCCTCGAGCGCGGCATCCGAGGCATGCAACGCGGCATGTTTGATGCCCAGCGCGGCACTGGCGAAATGGAGGATGCCCTAACAACCCTGGGCATGACATACGACGACCTCCAAGGCAAACGGCCGGATGACCAGTTCGCCCTTATCGCGGACAAGATCGCTGGGATCGCCGACCCGTCCATCCGCGCCGGAGTTGCCATGAAAGTATTTGGCCGGGCCGGAGCCGAACTCGTCCCTATGCTATCCCTGGGCTCCCAGGGAATCGCACACTATAGAGATGAAGCCCGGAGACTCGGCATCTCAATGAGCGGCGAAGCCGCCGCCGGCGCCGAACTGTTGACCGATATGATCGCCCGGCAAAAGGCTGCCTGGAAGGGGCTTACTCTAACCGTGGGACGCATCGTAACCCCGACTATAACGGACCTCCTGACAAAGTTGACCAACGGGATCACCGTCATCCGGCAGTTCATAGAGCAGCGCCCCCAAACGGTATCCTTCCTGATGGATATCGCCAAGTACACGGCCGTCGCCGGTATCTCCATCATCGCGCTCGGATCCGGTCTCAAAGGCCTGTCCCTGCTACTATCACCCGCTGGCGTTTTCGGGATCGGTGTAGCCGTCATCCTCTGGTGGACCGGAGCCCTAGACGGAGCCCTGGCCCCCTGGAAGAACTTCGTTGCCAATATCGAAATCGGAGGCCGCTCCATTGGCGAATGGTTCTTGAAGCTCAAGACCGTCTGGGACGAAATCCGCCCACTCTGGACCGCTTCCATGGATGCTCTCCTTGCAACCTTTGATTGGTTCTGGGCCAAGATCGTCGCCGGCTTTGGAGCCGTCTGGCCCCATGTGATTCGAGGCTTCGCCAACGCCATCAACGAAGTATCGCAAGCCCTTATGGCCGGTGGCTCCGTCCTCGGTACCGAGATGGGGCACGCTCTCGCTACCACCCGCGGAGCGCTACTGGACACCGCCAACGCATCCGTAAACGCCGCCAAGGAGGCCAGCGCCAGGACCGATCGACTTGCCGAACGGATGGCCCAGTCTTGGGAGCGCGTCGCAGACACCGCCAAGCAATCCGCAGGGAAGATATCCGACTCCGTCCTGAAAGAGTTCAAGGCCATCCTGGGAAATGAGAAGTTCGCCAAGTTCCGTGACATCTGGGAATCACTCCGCAAAGACTTCAAGGAGTTTCCCACGCCCGCCGCTGGAACCGCCGGACTACCTGCGCTTGCCGGCGCTACCGCAGGAGGCGGACCCCGCGCTACACCCGCGGCCCTCGAGCGAGGCACCGCCGCCGCTTTCAACGCGATCGTACGTGACATGAACAGGACCGCCGAGCGCGCCGCCCAACGCACCGCGGACAATACCGAAGGCGCCCTGGACTACCTACGCCGCATCGCGGACAATTCCGACGCACAGCCCGAAACCGTAGGAATCTGATCACATGACGCCCACGCCTACGCCCTCAGAGACTCCGACGCCTACGCCTACCCCGACGCCGGGAGGCACGGCCGTTCCCAAAGATAACTACAAGGCGCGGTACACCGCGGAGGGTAGAATCTACAGCCGCCGCTGGCTTGTCACGCTCGCCGATCCCGGCGACAGCCCAGAGTACAACACAATCAACTGCGACGGACTCCCCCGGATCGGAAACCCACACGACGAAGACCCCGGCGCGTACGTCTCCAACCTCGAAACTGAGGAAACCAAACGCCTCGACACCTGGTATGTCAATGTCACCTGGGAGACCCCCAAGAGTACCATCCCCGTCGCCAACCCACTCCTGGAGATCCCCGATATAAGTTGGACCTTCCGGGAGTTTACGCATATAGTCACCAAGGATGCCGATGATAACCCCATCATGAACAGCGCTTTTGACTACCTCGCGCCGCCACTCGAAGAAATCCGCGGGGCCCTCCAAGTCCGGATTGTAGTGAACCAATCCAGCTACAATCCCGTCACCGCACTCGCGTACATGGAGCGCCCAACCGTAAACTCTGACACCTGCGAGATCGTTACTCTTGAGGTGGCGCCACGTCAAGCCCTTATGCGTCAGTTCTCCGGCGACCGAAAGTACCGCAACGGGATCACTTACTACCCGACTACGTACCTGATCGAGTTTGACCCAAATGAGTTCACGCGCCAACTTGTGGACCAAGGACTCAATCGACTTACTGCCAACGACGACAAGGACCCCATCAACAGAGGCGGCCACGTCATACAGGAACCCGTTCGACTGGATGGCTCCGGCCAACCGCTGCCCGACAACGCAGACCTGGACGCGACCGTGTGGATCGACGTAGACACCGCCCAAGAATTGCCTTTCGGCGGCCTTGGGCTTGCTCTCGACTGGTAGCCACTATGCCCGGCGACAACGACCCCGTAGTCATCACCCGCGACAGCGCCCGCCGCGTCTTCGCCGCTACGCGCAAGGTCGAAGCCCAGCCAGACCAGACCGGCCGACCAGCGTACACCCACGTCGCCCCGAAGCGAACGACCAGCATCGTCAACAAGTCCGAGCTGACCGTCCCTCAGTATGGGATCGTCTGGCTCCGCGACCCAGACCCGAACGGCCGGACCGAATGGCACGCTTACCGCACAGAGTACGGAGGTATCACCCGGATCGCCATCGCGTGTAACCAATACGCTCCCGACGAAATCGGCATCGTTTGGAACGACGCTCATCCTCATCCTGTCCTCTGTGTTGACTACCAACACATTCCAGACCGAAGCCGGATCGCCGCTCATCCTAACTCGTTCTACGCCACGGCCCGACAGGACCACGGACAGTTTCTAGCCGTGGGCCATGTGCTCGCCGAGGACCAACCCGCCGGACTTCCTGCCGGAGTAGGTCTGATCCTGGCAACTCTCGACAATCGCCGGCCGTCCGTGTGACGGCCCCATTTGGATAACTACGCATGGCCTTGGTATGGGTAGACACAGACGGCGAGGACACGGTACCCGCAACGATTCGCGTAGGGGCCGGTCTGGGATTCGCCTACTTAGGCGATGGAGTGTACGAGCTTTACGTTGGGGCAGCCACCCCAGAGCCCACCCCAACGCCCACGCCCTCCGCATCTGGCAGCCCCACTTCGAGCGCT